GGGAGGGCTTAACAGATACAGAATCAGTTAATTTTTACACAGCGGTGCAAGCATTTAACACAACTTTAAGCCGACAAGTAATTTGATAATATGATTATATTGTTGTATCTTTGCTTTATGAGATGGAATAATATAAAACCAATAGATGTTAATTATGTAATTGAAAATTACGGAAAATTAACAACACATCAAATTGCAAAAAATTTGAATGCTACTACTGATAGAATTCGTAGAGTTCTTAAAATGAATGGAGTTGTTTTACTTGGTAAATCAGATTTATATAAAAATGTAAAAGAAAATAGATTTGAATATGAAGATGATTTATGTAATGATTATGTAAAAGGATTAAGTCAAGGAAAATTATGCAAAAAGTATAAAATAAGTGGCGAAAAAGTCAGATTTTTACTTGAAAGAAATAACATAAATAGAGACAAAGGTAATGCAAATAAATCTGCATGGAAAAACGGAATAAGAAAACCAAGAAATTGCAATAAAGGCGGAACAGAAAATATACATAATGCTTTATTTGGAAGATGGAAACAAAATGCAAAATCAAGGCAATATATTTTTGATGTATCTATTGAATACTTGCAAGATATTTTAGAAAAACAAAACTTTAAATGTGGTTATACAAACATTGAAATGTTATGCCCAAAAACATATAATGAAAAAAAAGAAATGACTTCAAGTCCTTATCTTATATCATTAGATAGAATTGATAGTGAAATTGGTTATGTTGAGGGAAATGTACATTTTGTTTGTGTTTGGGTAAATAAAGCAAAAGGAGCTTATTCGCATGAAATGTTTAAAGAATTATTAGCAAAATTTAAAAACGTATGACACAAGTAGGACTATTGACAGAAACACAAAAAGATAGCTTAGTAGGGCAATTATATGACGAAGACAGCTATTTTAACCCTATTTTGGATGACTTCGATAATTGGATAATCAGCATTGAAGAAATGGACTTTTGCGTCAATCCTGAGTTTCAATGGGTAAAAGATTTGCCGCTTATCGACTATGTGCCGAAACCATCACCACCATTCCCTCCAATAGAATAAAATGCTGGGTGGAATACTTGACGAGGATGAAAGAAAGTATTTAATTGGCAGAAACTACGATGAGTTCAAGCCATTTACACCATTGCTAGACGCAGAAAAGAATTGGATTTTACCACTGTACCAAATATTTGAAAACAAAAATTTAGACTGTTGGTGGGTAAGATACTTACCAATAGTTGAATACAAACACTGAACCATGTTTTTGCAAGTACCCCAAGACATAAGCTATCTTACAAATTACGGAATCTTAGGACTATTCGCCATACTGATGATCGGCATCATCTACTTCATGGGCAAGCAGTTCTTTATATGGCACCGAAAGAACGAGACAAGAATAGTTGACCTAGAGAAAAGACTTGAGAACTATCTCGTTGAAGACAGAACAACCTTGATGGAAACACTTAGCTCGAATAACCATGTTATCGAGAACAATACAGCACTAATGAAAAAGCTATTGAATCTAGTCGAAAAATTAGAAAAATGAAAGGATTCCAACAGATACTCAAAGATAGAGGATACTACCAAGGCAATATTGACGGCATAGTAGGCCCATTGACACTCGGAGGAGCAAAGCAATGGATTGATGCAGAGATGGACCAAAGAGGCTGGGTTAAGCCAGTTACCGACCTTGTCTGGATTAGAACAGACCAGAGCTTCGATAATAAGTTTGCAGACTACGTTGTGAGATTCAATAACCGCGTAGCCGATATGATTATGTCATGCTCAACTACTCCTGGAGATTACATCGTGTTCAATCCGCTAACAGTTGGTGGCATAACAGGTAGTGCGGTTGCCTGCGAGCAGCAAGTAATAGGAAGTCACAAGTTTGTTACTGCTCCTGATTGGAAGCATCTATGGTTGAATGCTCCGTACTTTTTCCAAGCTGGTGCAATTGAAATTTGGAGGGATGCCAACAAAGACCGAAAGCTTGATAAAAATGTTAAAACCAAAGGTTGGTACGGCATCAACTTTCACCGTGGCGGCATAGGCCATGCAGTAGATACCTGGTCAGCAGGATGTCTAGTTGTTCCCGACAAGATTTGGTACCAAGCTATCAAGATATTCAAACCTAATCAACTCATCAACTTTACCCTAATTGAACTATGAGAAAAAAATTCAAAGACACAAAAGTCGGTAAGTTCTTAGCCGAGAAAGCTCCAAAGATTTTACAGACAGTAGGCGACATACTGCCTGACAGGGGCGCATTAGGCATTGTAAAGAACTTAATCAATTTAGCCGATGACATATCCCCTGAGGATAAAGAAATGCTCTCACAAGAGATTTTAAAGCTTGAGGAGCTTGAGCTGAAGGATAGAGACTCTGCAAGAAACAGAGAGATAGAGATAGCAAAAATTCATAAGTATGACTTTCTGTTCTACCTTACAGGACTAACAGGGCTTGCTGCATTCTGCTTTATGATTTATGCAATAGTGTACTTATCAATACCGGTTGACAACAAAGAGGTATGGATTCACCTAATCGGCATTACAGAGGGTATTGTAATTTCAATATTTGGCTATTACTTTGGCAGCTCAATAAGAAGAAATCAAAATTAAATGTTTATATTTGCTACTTAAATTAAATCTAATCAATTATGACTTACGTTTCAAAAGAAGAACTAGAAAAAATCCAAGGCATGAATGCCGAATTTTCAAAAGCGAAAATGGCACTCGGAGAATTAGAACTCAACAAGCAGGGAATCCTAAATCAGATAAATGCAATGCGTCAAGAGTTTTTTGAGTACGAGAAAATGCTGATAGGAAAATACGGTCAAGACTCAGTAATAAATTTACAAACAGGAGAAGTAACACAAAAACAATAAAATGGCTAAAATAAGTACATACCCATTCCCTTCGTCACCGACATTGTCAGATAAACTTATCGGCACTGACCTTAACGATATGCTTATGACTAAAAACTTTACCATAAGTGACATTATATCTGTCGCTGGGTCAAGTACTTATGTGCCATATACCGGAGCTACAACTCAATTAAACTTAGGCCCCCATGATTTAATAGCTGCTAACATTGTTAGAGCAGGTGGCTTATCTACTGAGTTCCTAAAAGCTGATGGGTCTGTAGATAATAATACTTATATTACAACAGGTGCATTAACAGCATATGTTCCATATATAGGAGCAACAGGTCCTGTTGACTTAGGCATACATAAACTAACGTCACAGTCACTTGAAGTTACTACAGATGATGTTATCATGGAGGGCATACAAGCATACTCAGGCAACTTCTTCCAAATTGGGGACAATGGATGGTTGATGTCAGGCTTTATTGTTGACTTTGCTAATAATGAATATTCACTTGGAGACTGGGGCAATGCTGTTAACGGAACTTATATCAAAGTTGATGATGCCAACAGCAGAGTAGAGATAAGCAAAGCTATCTACACCAATGGTAGTGAAGGAGCTATTGGCGATGTATTAGTTAGTCAAGGCGCAGGATTCCCTGCACAGTGGACATCTCCAGCAGCCCCTGCATACGGCTCATTCTACGACATGAATAGCTATTCTACTTTAGGGTCAGTTGAGGAATTTATGGAGTTTGGATTATCAGCAGGTTCTTCAGATGTAAGTATTGTGAACAATGGCTTAGGTAATCCAACACAGATAACTGTAGCTCAAACAGGAGTTTATAATATTCAGTTCTCTGCACAGCTTACTAAAACAGGTGGGTCAGTAGGAGATGTAAATATATACTTTAAGAAGAACGGAGTTAATGTAGGTGGGTCAAATACAATAGTGACATTAGCGAATAATAATCACTATGTTGTCGCAGCCTGGAATATATTTATCCAACTCAATGCAGGGCAGTATGTAGAGATTGTTTGGTACACAACAAATGCCAATGTGCAGCTTACATCTATTCCAGTAGCAGTGCCTCCGGTAGATACTGTACCATCAGTAATACTAACAGTCAATAAAGTAGGTTAATGGACATAAGGAAGATATCGATAGGTCCCGATTACAAATCTGGTGCAATCCATTACATCGTTGGGCAGAAAGTGCTTGGCGATAGCAATGAGATTCATCTTATTAAGAGGGACCATATCAGCTCTTCTATCAAGATATATATAATCAACAAGAAGGGCGAGATAGTCCTTTGGAAAGAATTTAATCAAACGATTCCAACTTCAATCGAATTTAATATAGATTTTTAATGAAATCACCGACTCAATTTATAGTGAAACCTGTAAATGGAAGTCGATATAACAATACAAAGCTAATAGCCGGAATTGAGTTCATTGTAAATACCTCTGAAGAGGATTACAGGTTCTCAAACCGCCATGCTGAAGTTATAGAGACACCATTAAATTACAAGGGGCCAATTAAGAATGGGGATACTTTAATAGTTCACCACAACGTCTTCAAGTTCTATAACGATGTAAAAGGAAGACGTAAAAGCGGAAAGAGCTTCTTTAAAGACGACCTGTTCTTCATTGATGAGGAGCAGTTTTTTTTATACAAAAGTGAAGGCAAGTGGAATGCCTATGACAAGTATTGCTTCGTCAAGCCACTGCCGGCAACTGAAAGCTATATAAAGAAACCGTTTAGTTTAGAGCCATTGATGGGGACAATGATGTACCCTAATGAATATTTAAGAAGTAAGGGTGTCAACGAAG